AATTAAAGTTACTCACCTTGAGATTGTCCCTAAGGTGTAAGGGTGAGCAACCCACACAGACAAACCACTAAGTTACACAAATGAGCACTAAGTATCAAGGTTGGACTAACTACGAAACCTGGAATGTAGCACTCTACATTAACAACGAGTATGACCTTTATTGTCTTGCTTGTGATTATGTAAAGCAGGCAAAGAAAGCAGGTGCTAAGGTATCTTATGATAACCTGATTCCTGCGATTGAGTATCGTCGTAAATCACAAATCACCCCTGACGGTGTACGTTGGATGAATGGTCTGATTAACACTGAGGAAATGGACGAAATGTTAGAAGAACTCGTTGCCTGAGTTCCTGTTACATAAGCACCACAATCTCAAGGGAATTAAAGTTACTCACCTTGAGATTGTCCCTACAGTGTAAGCAACCAATCAAACCAAACCAACAATGAGACCTTACAAAATTGCCCGCCTTGATGATACTGGAAACTGGAAAGTTCTTGCTAGTTTCACTACATACGAAAAGGCAGATGATGCCCTCGATAAGTATTCTGAGAAGTATCCAAGTGCCTGGGTGGATATTCTTGACGGTGCCCTAACTCTCGCCGCCTGAGTATTACATAAGGACCGCCTAGTTCCTTATACAAACTAGGCAACACATTCCCACTCTGGTGAGCACTTTATGTGTGAGGGTTCGATTCTCTCAGTGGGGTAAAAAACACACACTTTGATTAACACTTTCATCATGCAATTCGCTATCTCCAACAGCACCGCTATCGAGAACATTGCTCTCGAAGATAACACCGCTACCGTCACTTTTGCTGGTGGTCGTGACTACGATTACACCGTCAACGATGTTACTGCTTTCGTAACTTCTCTGACCAATGTGATCGAAGGCGGTCAATCTGTCGGTCGGTTCGTGAACCAATCCGTCAAGAATGAGACCCTGAAAGCAATCGCTGCCTGAGGTACATTCGTGGGGTTAGTAACACTTACTGCCCCACACTAAGTTTAACATAAGCACCACACTTTCGTCAACACTTTTCTTCGTTATTATGTCCCGCAATCTGATGCTTACTCTTCTCTCTAAGGGTAACACTGGAAACGACATTCTGTCCATCCTCGATGCTATCGTTCGTGATGATTCTTCGTCCTCTGATGATACTCAGGGCGGGGCAGTGAGTTACACTACGGGGGAGGCAATCGCGTTCTAATGTGATGCTAACTGTGTGTCCCTTATGTGTTATTCGTGAGGGACACTTATTCGTTATTCGTGATAACACAGTCCCCGCGATTAGGGGTCTTATGTGTTAGCGGGCGGTGCGTATATAAAAACCCCTAACTACCTCAACCTACACTGTATGTCTTTTTCGACATAAGTATCGAACGCATAAAAAAAATTTCCCAGATTTATAAACCCTCTGAAACCCCTTTGAATAATCCCCATGAGAAAACACCGTCCGTATTGGAATTTTTATAAGGTAGTCTTAGCGGGATGGGCAATAAGGTATCCGAAATTTTTTCTGAGATTACTGGGAGTGCCTCTAGGGATTTTGATAGTTATGGTATATAATGCGCTAAGGTAAATATAAGTGGAGGAAAAAAATCCCGGAAAAATTTTTTATGAGTGAGAAGATTTATCACATATACGCAAAAGGAGAGTGTATCTATCATTCTCTGAGTAAATCAGAGTTTGACTTTACATGGGATGCTCTGAGTAAGTTAGTTCAAGTATTCTCAGATTATCAAAGGGAAGATTTAACATTTGAGGAAGTTGTGAGTAGTAAGAAAGAGTTTGCAGAGTCATCTTATTGACTCTATTGACAAGAAATAAATAAGGTATTAAAATTGAATTGAGGTTTTTATTCTCTTATGGCTAAAGGATTTACAGTAAAGGCAAAAGCGCCTGAGAAAGCATCAAAGGAACCTGAGTGGGACTATGATGCAATTAAAGAAAGAATGAAAGGAAAGGCAATTGTATTTTGTCTACCTGGACGAGGAGTATCATATGTCTTTCTGAAGAACTTTGTTCAACTGTGCTTTGACTTAGTACAGAATGGAATGAGTATTCAGATTAGTCAAGATTATTCATCGATGGTGAACTTTGCAAGATGTAAGTGTCTTGGTGCGAATGTTCTGAGGGGACCAGATCAGATTCCTTGGGATGGTAAGTTGAACTATGATTATCAATTGTGGATTGATAGTGACATTGTTTTTAGTACTGAGAAGTTCTGGCAATTATGTGATCTTGCATTCCCTGCAGAAGCAGTAGAGGATGAGAGTAAGAAGCGTGAGATCACTGCTGGTTGGTACATGACTGAAGATGGACGTACTACATCAGTTGCTCATTGGTTGGAAGAAGATGATTTCCGAAACAATGGTGGAGTGATGAATCATGAGACTGGAGAAACCATTACGAAGCGTCGGAAACCATTTACAGTTGATTACACTGGATTTGGATGGGTGATGATTCAGAATGGAGTCTTTGAAAATGAAGAGATGAAGTATCCATGGTTTGCTCCGAAGATGCAAGTCTTTGAATCTGGTGCAGTTCAAGACATGTGTGGGGAAGACGTATCTTTCTGTCTCGATGCGATTGAGGCAGGTTTCAAAATCTGGTGCGATCCACGGATTCGCGTAGGACATGAAAAATCAAGAGTCATCTGAGTTATTCAACATACTCTATGAGGGTGATGTCATACGTTCTGAGTTGACGTATGACGAAGTTACAGAAGCACTTGACGAACTAGCATCAGAGTATTATGATAATAATGCTTATGATCCACAAAAAATTGAATTGGAGTTTTTGAATTATGGCAAAGATTAAGAAGTCGCTGATGGGTTCAGCATTCATCGAATCGCAACCCAAGAATACCCGTCAGGGTCAAGGGAAGCACACGAAGTATGCTGCATCCAGCAGAAATAATGCAAAGAAGCGTTATCGTGGTCAGGGTCGTTGAGACACTCCACCTAAGGCACTTGAGACCCCCTCAGAGGGGTCTTTTTTTATGTCTGAGTATCTTTGTGTTCTTATGAGTGTTTATTGTTCTTATGGGCGCTTTTCTGCTCGCTAAGAAAGCGGAAGCTCGTTCTGGAGGGGTAAATAATAAAAACATAACGTTATTTAATTATGTCTACATTAATTTGTAATCTTCCTTCAGAAGAAGTCTGGGTTCGAAAGGAATACCTTACGGATCATCAGAGTGGTCATGGTGAATTTGTAAAGGGAGTATGGGTATCTTGTAAGAGTATACCTGGACGTGCGTTTTATTTTGAAACTTATCTACCTGAGTATGCTGCGATGTATGATAAGTTGCCCATCAGTGCCTTTGTAAGTGAACCTAAGACTCCTGAACCTGACATGAACCTTCCGAACTTACAGTTTTGGAATTGTATGGACTATGGAGTCGTCTCTATATACAAGCAATTCATTGGTTCAATGGACTTTGAGTTGTATACAAGAGACCATGGTATTCAAAAAGGTACTTATATTTGTACGATAGATAATTATCATCAGGATTGTGACATGATTGACTATGCAACAAGTGAAAATCCTGCTGAACATAAGTCACATAACTTGATTTCTTTAGATAATGGGCAGTATGCACTCTATCCAAACAATAGAATGCGTATTTTTGATAATAGTTTAACTCCTGTTGACCCTAAGATGCCTGATTTTAAGGTTTCAACGCAATATTATCAAGTTGAGAATGGATTTGAACGTCTTGGGATGGGTCAAGAGGATGAATACTTCTGGAAAACTGCCCAAGAACGTGAAAAATGTGAAAATTGCGGGCAAAGTCCTTGTAATCCACGATGCATCAACGCAACCTAAAGGAGAATAATGGCAAATTCACCAAATCCAGATAGAGATACAAAGTACATGATGGATACTTGGGGAACAAACCGACTTATTACAGACTATGTAGTAGAGATAAAAATGGAAGAAAAGATGCTTAGAGAGATTAATGAAGATGAAATGACGCCTAAAAGGTCAAATAAAAAGAAGGAGACTGAACTTTTTGAGCGTTTTGACGACTCTGGAGAAGTTTTCGAAAGAGAAGGTGATTCAGAACCTCTTTTTGGGTGAATAAATAAGATAGATTTATAGGTTTTTAATGCCTTTAGAACGGGTCAGTAGAGGATTTAAAGACATCAGTGGGTCATTTTTAATGAATCCATTGAATAATGACCTGATTGCACTCAAAAACGAGACTGCAATTGCCCGTTCTATTCGTAATATTGTATTAACTCAACCTGGTGAGAGACCTTTTAATCCTGAATTTGGAAGCTTTGTCTCAGATTCTCTATTTGAGAACATGAGTGATGTTTCTGCAGATACAATTAGAGGTCAAATTAAAGAATCTATTAATCTGTATGAACCAAGAGTTGATTTAATTGATGTTAGAGTAAGTCCAAATTATTCTACGTTAGAATTTGACGTAACAGTAATTTATACAATCATAGGCATTAGTGCTTTACCGCAACAATTATCATTTGCATTACAGCAAACACGATAGATGACATTAGCAAATTTTTCAAATCTAGATTTCGACCAAATAAAACAAACAATTCGAGATTATATAAGATCGAATTCAAGTTTTACTGACTATGACTTTGAGGGGTCAAATCTTTCAGTCATTATCGATACGTTAGCTTATAACACATACATTACCTCATACAATGCTAACATGCTTAGCAATGAGGTTTTTATTGATAGTGCCACCTTAAGAGAGAATGTAGTTTCTCTTGCGAGGAACATTGGTTATGTGCCTAGATCAGTAACATCATCAAGAGCAAACATTAGTTTCTTTGTTGATATTACTGATCTTCCAATAAACAACGAGACAGCAGAAAATAAACCATTAAAATTAATTCTTCAGAAAGGAATTGTAGCAACTACAAATTCTTTTGGTACTGGAACATCATCGCAATCATATACGTTTGCAATTCCAGAGACTATTACTGTACCTATTGTCAATAACATTGCAGAATTTAATAACATTGAAGTTATTGAAGGAACTTACATTACAGAATCATTCACAGTTGATACACAGATCCCAAATCAAAAATTCACCTTATCCAACCCAAACATCGATACTTCTACTCTGAGTGTTTATGTAAGAGATAGTGAAGGATCTAGTGTAATTAGAAAATTCAATTTAACTAATACTATTTTTGATGTTGATTCAACATCTAGAGTATTTTACATTCAAGAAGTTGAGGATCAAAGATACGAACTTATTTTTGGTGATGGTGTTTTTGGTAAGAAATTAGATAATGGTAATGTTATTGAAGTTGCTTATAATGTAAGTTCAGGCGAACTTTCAAATGGCGCATCTAATTTTAACTTTGCTGGTAGAATTCTTGATGATAGAGATAGATTAATTACACAAAATTTCTCTCTTGTAACTACAGATTCTGCTTCTCGTGGCGGAAAACCAATAGAATCTGTAGAATTTGTAAGAAAGTATGCACCAAGAATCTATGCCGCTCAAAACAGAGCAGTTACTGCTTCTGACTATGAATCCTTGATTCCAATAATTTATCCTGAAGCAGAATCAGTTTCTGTTTATGGTGGAGAAGATTTAAATCCTCCAAAGTATGGTAGAGTTTTTATTTCCATTAAACCAATTAATGGACAATTTATTTCAAACCAAGTAAAAGATAACATCAAAGCAAGAATCAAAAAATACAATGTTGCAGGCATTGTTCCTGAAATAGTTGATCTCAAGTATCTTTACATTGAATACGATACAGTAATTTACTTTGATACAAATAGAGCAAATTCAAGATCTGAAGTTTTGAGTGTTGTTTCCGATAACATTACAAAATACTCTCGGTCATCAGAATTGAATGCTTATGGGTCTAGATTTAAATACAGTAAGTTTTTGAATCTAATTGATAGTAGTAGCGCAGCAATTACTTCAAACATTACTAAAATAAGAATAAGAAGAGATTTGAAGGCAGAACTGAATAAGTTCTCTGAGTATGAAATTTGTTATGGCAATGCATTCCACTTACCAAATTGCAGCACTGGTTATAACATCAAGTCAAGTGCTTTCCAAATTGCAGGAGTGAATGGAAATGTGTATGTAACAGATTTTCCTATCGATAGTAAAACTGGGAAAATTGCAATTTTCAAAATTGAAAACGGTTCTCCAGTAATTGTAAAAAATAACGCTGGATCTATTGATTATGAGAAAGGAGAGATAAAATTAAGTATATTAAATATAACAGGAACACAAAAGACTAAAGGTGGTTTTGACATTATTGAAATTTCTGTAACTCCAAAATCTAATGATGTGATTGGATTGCAGGATTTATATTTGCAACTAGATATTAGTAACAGTGACTTAAATATTGTAGAAGATAACATTTCTTCTGGTAATGATGTTTCTGGTACAAATTACAGTGTAACGTCAAGTTATTCAAACGGTTCTTTAATTAGAAAATAAGATAAAATGTTAGAAAAAAGAGTTAAAATTTCTTCCATACTGAACAATCAGTTACCAGAATTTGTTAGATCAGAATTTCCTCAATTATCGGAATTCTTATCCCAGTACTATAAGTCATTGGAATCTGGGGGTAATCCCTATGATTTAATGAATAACATTGATCAGTATGTTAAAGTTGATAATATTGCAAATTTAATTAACTCTACTACATTATCTTCTAATGTTGAATTTTTTGATACTACTATTACTGTAGAATCCACTGCAGGATTTGCTGATAGTTATGGTCTCATTCAAATCGACAATGAAATCATTTCTTATGAAAGTAAAACTGCAACAACTTTTGAAAATTGCTACAGAGGATTTTCTGGAGTAACTTCGTATAATACCAATACATCAACTGACGAATTAACATTTTCAGAGTCTGAAACCGCAGAGCATACTTCAGGTTCCACCGTAATCAATTTAAATACTGTTTTATTATCCGAATTTTTCACAAAAGTAAAAACTCAAATTACTCCTGGATTCGAAAACAGATCATTTTTTGATGATTTGAATAAGAGAACTTTTGTAAAGCAGTCTAATAACTTTTATAGTTCTAAAGGAACCAAAGAATCGTTTAGAATTCTATTTGGTGCATTATACGGCAAACCTTCTGAAATAATTCTACCAAAAGATTATCTATTAGAACCTTCTGCATCTTCATATAGGGTAACAAAAGATTTTGTTGTTGAAAAAATTCAAGGCGATCCTTTAGATTTAGAGAATAGAACTCTCTATAATTTGGATGGTTCTAGTGGAACTGTAACATCAGTACAGGAAATTGAGATTTCTAATCTTTTTAGAGATAGTGTATTTCTTGATGATACATCAGAATTTTCTTCTGAAGCACTTACAAAGTCTTATTATCTTATTGGCATAGACTTTGATTATGATAAAGACATTGATGCCAGAGGAACAACCACAGGAAATTTCTCTATTCATCCAAAAACTAGATTAGTTTCTAGAGCATTTTCTGGAGATACTTATCTGGATGTAGATTCCACATTAGGATTTCCAAGTAGCGGTTCTCTTTTGGTCAATCAACCAAATGGTTCTGTTGTAAACATTACTTATCAATCAAAAACAATAAATCAGTTTCTTGGTTGTGATGGAATAAATCAAACAATAAATCCCAGAGAAGAGATAAAAGACACTTCATACTCTTTTGCTTTTGATGGAGATGATGAAATTAGAGTAAGGATTACTGGTGTAATTTCTGAATTAGATTATGATGATAGCAAAAACTTAAAAACTGGAGATGTTATAAAATCATCCACTTTAGGTAAGAGTGACTTAAATTCTCCGAAGTTTGATAGCTGGATTTATAATGTATCTTCTAGTTATGAGATTGAGAGCATTGTTGCATTAGAAGATACATCAGATAATACTTATCGTGTTAGAACTTATGATAAAAATGATTTCAACATTGGCGACAGATTTGAATTAACCAATTCAAATGCATCTGGAATTATTCAAGCAGTAAACAATGAGAATACTGTAGTTATTAGGGGTCAAGGAGAGATACAAAAAGATTCTTCTGATAACTTCATTTTCACTTCTATTCGCAAATTAATTTCTAAACCAGAAATTGTAAATTATCCAGAATTGTCTATCTACAATTCAAATGTTTCGAATACTTATTATGATAGAACTGATGGATCTGTATATGTAACATCACCTTCATTGCCAAATTATAATGATACTAAAATTAGAATTACTGATCTGAGTGTCTCTGTATCTTCATTTGGAACTGATGATGAAAATAAAAAAACGATTATAAACTTAAACGTATCTGCATCACACTCATTTTTGACTGGTGATTTGGTTATACTAAAAGCAACTAATGGGCAAGAGATTGGTTATGTAAAGAGAATTGATGAGAAAACAATAAAAATTGCAAAAAATAAAGAATTAATTATTTCAGATACCTTTTTAGATTTTTCAAATTATACTTCTACTGGAGCAAAAGTCGAATTCTTCAGATTCAATGAATTAAATCAAGATACTAATTCTTATGAATCAAAATTATTGCAACCACAAAAGTTAATTAGAAAATTACAATCTCCAGTAAATACCAAAGAAATTTCTGAGACAAAATCAGGAGCTATTGGTATTTTCATTAATGGCGTAGAGATTCAAAATTATAAATCTGAAGATTATCTATACTATGGTGAAATAAAGTCTATAGATGTAACTTCTGGTGGTCTTGGGTATGATGTAATTAATCCACCAGAAGTAAGTATTGATTCTTCTTCCGGTTCTGGGGCAGTTGTTACTGCTTCTGTATCTGGTTCGTTGGAAAGAATTGATGTTATAGATTCTGGATTCAATTACTTAGAAACTCCAAAGGTAATTATTGAAGGTGGTAATGGATCTGGAGCTAGCGCAGAAGCAAATTTAATACAATATGATTATTCTAAATCAGTAATTGTTAATACGCAATCTCTTAGTGGAAATCAAATTACTTTTGAAGATGCTCATAATTTTTCCGACTTAGAAGAAGTGATTTATGATCCAGGACAAAATAATGTAATTTCTGGATTATCCACGAACTCAACTTATTACGTTAAAGTAGTAGGAATTAACACGATAAAATTATATAATACAGAAGAAAGTTTTTCAAATGATGATTTTATTTCTATCGCAGCTTCTGGGGATTTAGGAAGTCAAACCTTCAAATCTAAACTGAAAAAAAGAAAAGTATCTTCTATCAATGTTGTAAGTGGTGGTTCTGGATATACTAATAAAAAATTAATTGCTTTTTCATCAAAATCTGGAATTAACACTGCATCTGATACAATCACTATAAAAAATCATGGATTTGAGTATAGAGAAAAAGTTGTTTATACATCAAATGAAACTTCTATTGGTGGATTAACTACAAATACAACATATTTTGTAAATCCACTCGATAAAGATACATTTAGACTTTATGAAATTTCCTCTAGTGGTAACGAAGATTTTCTTTTAGAATCGGATCAATATGTAGATTTAACTTCTACTGGTGGGGAAGAACACATTTTCAATTATCCTCCAATAACAGTTAAAGTCATTGGAGATCTTCAAATTCCAACATCAAATACATCATCAACAAATTTCGAATGTGAAATTCAACCCATTTTCAGAGGAGAAGTAAAATCATTATTTGTGGAAGATGGTGGATCACAATATGGAAATCAAGAAATTATTAATTATAGAGAGCAACCGAACATATTATTAAAATCTGGTAAAAATGGTGATGTTGGAGTAACTATTGAAAATGGAAGAATAACATCTGCGTTTGTTTTGGATCCTGGCATTGAATATAACTCACCTCCTACTTTAGTTGTTAATGGTGAAGGAAGAGGTGCAGTTTTAGTTCCAGTTATTCAATCTGGGCAAATTGTTGATGTAATTGTATCTTCTAGTGGAGTGGGATATAATAAAAATACTACCTCTGTAGATGTTTTATCCGCTGGAGAAGAAGCAAAGTTATTCACCAACATTCAATCTTGGAATATTCTAGCACCTAAAAGATATCCTTCACTTCTCAGTATATTCAATACTGCAAAGAACGGCGATGATGGTTATTTAATTGCTGGAAGTAGAGGAGGTCTTCAATATACACATTTTTATGCTAGTAGACCTTTAAGATCTCAACTTTTAAGTACTTATTTTGTTAATGGTGTTAAGTCATTCACATCAGATATTTTATCGGATGATCTTCAGGAAGGTAATGTTCTTTCTCATTCTGGGATAATTGGATGGGCATATGATGGAAATCCAATTTATGGACCATATGCATATGCAAATACTGATGGAACTGGTGGAATAAAATTAATGACCTCGGGTTATAGATTGAATACTTCTACTAGTTCAAATAGACCTTCTGCTTCTGAATTTGGACTTGCATTTAACAATGGTCTATTTTTAGAAGATTATGTATTTGACAATTCTGGAGATCTTGATGTTCATAATGGAAGATTTTGTATAACGCCAGAATTTCCTAATGGTGTATATGCTTACTTTACATCATTCGAATCTGATTTAAATGATGATGGAGATAGAGTACCTTCTTTCCCATATTTGATTGGTAATAGTTATAAATCATTCCCAATTGACTTTAACTATGATTTTACTTCAAATCAAGATCAACTTGACATAAACACTCAAAATTGGTTGAGAAATACGAAACCATATAATGAAGATAAAGAAAGAAGTACTTATGACTATTTCTTGAATTCTTCAAATTTAACTATTGATTCTGAAGTTAAATCTACAACTTCTGGTAAAATTGAAGATTTAATAGTAAAAATTTCTGGTGATGGGTATAAAGTTGGCGATTCTATAATTGCTAATGATAAAAATGACAAAATTGGAGAAGTATCTAAAATTTTAGGAAAAACTGTTGAAAGTATAGGTATTTCAACAATCATTTCTATTCAGAATGTAGAGTTCTATAAAGAGAATTCTTCTTATGTTGGATATTCATCTTCTCCTCATAATTTTGTAGATAAAACTAATGTTAATGTATTTTCTCCTTTAGAATCTCCACAATATCTTTTAGCAAATGTAGACGAAAAAACTTTTAGATTATTTTCAGGAATTTCTTCAATTACCGATACTGGAATTTCAACTTTCCTTTATGTTTCTGGAAATTTTTCTGAAGTTAGAGAAAATGACATTTATAAAATTGGAAATGAAGAAATAAAGATTCTCTCTATAGATTCAGTATCTTCTAGATTTAGAGTTCTCAGGGCACAAAATGGAACCAGTGGATTATCTTCATATTCTTCAGGTTCTATTCTTACAGAAAAACCTAGAAGAATTAAATTGAACTATAAAGTATCAAATACTTATAGTTCTGAGGTAAATAAAGAAATTTATTTCAATCCTTCAGAATCTGTGGGAATCGGTACTTCATTTGGTGTCGGAATAACATCTACGCTTTATTTTTCAAATCCAGGAGTAGGTGACACAACAGTAACAATTCCGACTAGAGCAATTTATCTTCCAAATCATGGATTGGAAAGTGGAGATTTGCTCTCATACACTACAAATGAAGGAGATTCTATTGAAGTATTAGAATATGGTTCTATTGTTTCTACTGGATTAACGTCATTTAACTCTCTTTACGCTACAAAATTTACTAATGACACTATTGGTTTATCTACACTTCCTGTAGGATTGAATTCTTTGGGTAACTATACTGGAATAGGTTCTACTCCAGCAAACTTACTTTTCTTTACTGGAATAGGAACTAATACATACCATAGTTTTAAAACTTCAAAGGATAATGTACTGACGGCAAAACTTTTGAAAAATATTGTCAATGTTTCAGTTGCAGAATCTCATGGTTTGTCTTTATTGTCTACTGTTGATGTAGAAGTTATACCTAAAAATACAAAGACAGTAGTAGTAAAATATAATGATACTAATAGAAGATTTGTAATAGATCCGCTAAATGTTTCTTCTACAGATTTGCAAGATAATACATTAGTAATTAGTAATCATCAATTAAGTTTTGGAGAAAAGGTTTTATTTGAAAAGACTAGTGGATTTGATGGATTGGTGAATGAAAAACTTTACTATGTAACACCCGTGGATTCGAGTTCATTTAAACTTTCCACAAATTCTTACAATCTGAATAATAAAGTTTATGTAGATATTACATCTACTGGTACTGGAGGAGCAATTTCAAAAATTAATCCTGAAATAAATGTAGCAGAGTATCAAAAATTAAAATTTGACTTATCCGATAGTAGTCTTTCCTATTCTACAGGAGGTTCTTCTTTAGAGGAAGCATTTGAACTAGAACTTTTCTTTGATGAGAATTTCTTAGATAAAATTTATCCTTCCAATAATGAAAGTTATAAAATAACAACTAATGGAAAAGTTGGAGTGGATGCTGATGCTAATTTAACATTAGAAATAAATTCAGATACCAAGAAAAAATTATTTTACAAACTAACTCCACTTTTAACGGGAACAAATACTATTAAAAAGGAATTAATTGTTGATAATGATCAAATTAACTTTAGTGCGATTAATTTAGTAGCAAGTAAATTTAATGGAACTTACAAAGTTACTGATGTAGTTGGTATTAATACATTCTCTTATGAATTGAGGAATTATCCTGAGAAAGAATCTTATAATTCTTCAGAAGCAACTTTTAAATATTCAACAACAAATACCACTTTGACTGGACCAATTTCTGAAGTAGTATTGAAAAATAAAAACTTCGAATTTTCTTCAATACCAGAGATTTCTATACAAAGTGATTCTGGAAAGGATGGATATGTTTATGCATCTTCAGGTTCTATTGGTAAAATCAAAACTTACTATTTTGATTCCATAGGTTTCAATTATTCAATAGATTCTACTATTAATCCTTCAGCAAAAATTCCAACTGTATTGGAATTAGATTCTTTGTCAATTTTTGATAAGGTAGAAGTTTTAACAAAAGGATTTTCCTATATTACCGATACTGATTTAGTAGTAATTGATGGATTGACAAAAAAAGTTGTTAATGACGTTAAGTTGGAGTATTTACCAAGTGAAGGTAAAGTATCCATATTAAAAAATACTGCAGGAATAAATCAAGTTCAACCTAGATTAGTACCGATTTCTAACTCAAATGGATTAAAAATTTCGAACATAACTTATGATTCCGTATTAAAAACTGTAACAGTTACACTAGAAACACAATTTAGTTCTTTTGATGATTTTCCTTTTGAAGTTGGGAATAAAGTTTTTATTGAAGGTGTTGCAATTAATGAACCAGAAATAGGAGTAGATGCAAAATCTTATAATTCATCAGAATTTGATTACAATCTTTTTGAAATTACAGAAATTGATCCAAATATTGGCGGTATTAATGCAAACTTTACTTATAGTGTATCGGACTTTATTGAAACAGACCAAATCTTAGGAATTTTTAATTCTGATTTATCTAATGCTCAGGCAATACCAGAATCATATTTTCCAACTTTTAATTCTATACTCAAGCAATCTAATTTTATTGAAAGTGAAAGAATCATTTCAAACAACTCTACAGGAATTGTTCAAACTTGGAATTTCCAACCAGGTGTTCTTATAGTTGCTTCTTCGGATAAATTTGAAATTGGTGCTACTTTAATTGGTGAAACAAGTGGAACTAAGTCTGTTATTAAAAACTTAATAGAGTCAAATGGTTACTATAAAATTTCCGATTCTTCAGATAGAAGAAAGGGGTGGAAATTCGAGAAAGGATTTTTAAATGACACTTTCCAAAGAATACATGATAACGATTACTATCAGTATTTTTCATATGTTGTTAAATCAGAAATTCCTTTAGAAACCTGGAATGACCCAGTTTCTTCTTTGAATCATACCGCCGGATTTAAGAAGTTCTCTACTTTAGAAATTCCATCATCTCCTGATGTTAATAGTGGAATCTCTACGGATCAAAATTTTGGATCTATAGGAGCGATTCAGAATTTAGATTCTGTTATTGATTTGGATTGCGTATTCAATTTTGATTTAGCTAGAGAAAACTTATTTACAATTGGAGATTTAACCACATCAAATCAAATTATCTTTAATTCCAGATCAATTCAAGATTATAAAGAATCTTCTGGAAATAGAGTTCTTGATATTGATGATATTTCAGAGTTTTTCAATAGTAACCCAAGATCTGAACCATTTACAGTGGTTAACAAAAAACCCTTTACTGACGTTCGTTATGTGAAGTATTTTGTTTCTGTAAGAGATCAGTTATTTTCTGATGAATCTATGTTCAACATAGTTTCTGTAATTCATGATGATTTATTTGTTTATGCAAATCAATATGCAAAAGTATATTCTAAAGATGACTTAGGTTATTTTGATGCTAGAATTGTTTCGGAAAACTTAGAATTGCTTTTCTATCCAGATAATTTTACTATCAATAATTATAACTTGAACGTATGTAGTTTTAATTTGGATGAAACTATTTCTGGAATTGGAACATTATCTTTAGGTGATGTAGTATCACTAAACACCCATAAGACAACTTTACCACAAGGAACATCAGGAATTTCTACAATTGTTTCTGTTGGAAGCACTTATAGAGCATTGAAACTTCACACTTTAATTTGTGATACTGATAATAGGGAATATGAATCCGTAGAGATGAATATTATTCATGATGATACTAATGTATATATCACAGATTATGCAAGTTTGGAGACAAATTTCTCATCTTCGTATGGAACTGGAATAGGAACATTTGATGCTTCTATTTCGGGTTCAGATCTGATAGTTTCATTTACACCAAATGTATCTACTGCTTCCACATATACAATAAATTCATTGTCTATTGGAATTGCAAATACATCTGCAACTGGAGTGGCAACAAATGCAATGTTACAAAATTACATTGAATCCGAATACATTGCAATCTCTTCTTCACCATCTCCATCTACAGTAGCAATTTCTTCTTTTGCTGGAAGTAATTACAATTCAGCATACTACGCAGTTTCTATTGAAGATTCTACAAATAATCAATACCAATTTAGTGAAGTTGTATCTCTATTCAACCCAACTTTAGATACATCCGATCAAGTAGAGTATGGTATTGTAAATACTGGTTCTAATTTGGGAATTTTATCAACTGGAACTATTGGTTCTGGTGCATCTGAAAAAGTTGTATTGTTCTTTACTCCAGATGCTGACATTGATTATGAAATAAGGTTGTTTAAGTTTGTTTTTGGAAATGCTCAGCAATATGATTTTATTGGAATTGAATCGGGCAAAACCGAAATTGAGCAGGATTTTGGATTATATACTGGAACTCTTAATGATGTTAAGAAGTCTTTTAATCTTACTCATCAAGATAATCCAATCTTCAAAAAAATCTTTGACGGGTCAAGCACAGATTATATTGATTTGGATGAAGATACTTTCTCAGTTCCAAATCACTTCTTTGCTACTGGAGAAGAGGTTGTATATAATCAGGGAGGAGAATTCGGTTCTCCAGTAGGAATAGCAACAACAACTATTCCTGGAATAGGTTCTACTGACATTCTTCCACCATCAGTTTATGTTGTCAAGATTAATGATTTAAGTATTAGAGTTTCTGGTTCTGCAACTGATGCATTAACCGTTCCTCCTGTTTACTTAGACATTACAAATACTGGAGTCGGAACAGATCATCAGTTTAATTCACTTAAGCAAAACACTAAATCATTAGTTTCTATCGATAATGTAATTCAATCTCCAGTAGTGTCTACTGCAAAAACTGCATTGCTTACAGCAGATGTAACAACTATTAATAACATTGTTCCTGTAGATAATGCATTAGAGTTGAATAGTGGAGATTATTTGAAGATCAATGATGAGATTGTCCAAATAAATGTTGTAAACTATCAAAACATTACAAATAATCTTTTAGTTACAAGAAATCAATTTGGAACAGTAGTTGACAATCATTTATTTGGAACTATTATTAGAAAAGTTCAGGCAAATTATAACATTGTAGATAATACAATTTATTTTGCAGAGGCACCTAAGGGAGAAGTTCCTAATGAAAACCCATCTGACCCAGAAGAAGTTGATTACAATACTATAAAAACTTCTTCAACATTTAGTGGGAGAATTTTCCTAAAGTCAGGAGTGGAAGGAACTGGAATAACTCCTTACAGCAATAACTACATCTTTGATTCTGTTTCCGATCAATTCAATGGCATTAATGATACCTTTACTATTCAGTCTGATGGACAAGATGTTGTGGGAATTTCTACTAATAATGGAGTTACTTTAATTGGAAGTGTTCTTCAGCAACCTGCTAGAGACAGTGTTATTCCAATTCAAGGTTCTTATGACCTTGTAGAGTCTGCAGGAATAACCTCTATAACCTTCACAGGAGACCCTGTACAAGCAAGTTATGATGTTAATACATCTAGCATACCCAGAGGTGGTATTATTGTTTCTGTTGGTTCTTCTGCCGGATTTGGATATCAACCATTAGTTTCTGCTGGTGGCACTGCCATTATTTCTGGTCTTGGAACAGTTTCTTCTGTAAGTATTGGAAATAGTGGATCTGGTTACAGAGCAGGAATTCAAACAGTAAATGTTGGTGTTACTACTGAAATTTCTGAAATTCCCACTGTTCAGTTTATTGGAACTGCCGTCGTCAACAATGGTAATGTTATTTCTGTAGACATTACAGAAAGTGTAGGTGGTTTCATAGCATCTATGCCTCCAACAGTAGTGTTTGATGCTCCATTAGCATACTCAAATATACCTCTGATTTATAGTTCATCTACTCCACAAGCAGGCATTGGTACACAGGCAACTATCGACATTCAAGTAAGTTTGGATAGTAGTGTTCTCAACTTCGAAATACAAAATTATGGGTATTCATACAAAAAAGATGACATTCTTACTGTTCCTATTAATGGACTAGAAGGAATTCCAACAGATTCTTCATTATCATTCCAAGAATTCCAAATCTCTATTGAAGAAACATATGAAGATGAAATTGCTTCTTGGCATTTTGGTAAGATAATTTCTATTGACCCGATTGATGATTTGATTAATGGCAATAGAAGGTTCTTCCCTCTTAAAATTGATGGGAAACAAACTTCATTCGAAGCAAAACCAGGATCCAATCTAAATCTTGCAAACAACTTTATTATTACTATCAATGACATTCTTCAAGTTCCAGGTGAATCTTACATCTTCAATGGAGGTAGTGTAATTGAGTTCATAGAAGCACCTCAATCTTTTGATGATAGAACATCAAAACTGACTAATGTAACTACTTCTAAGATTTTATTCTATGAAGGTACTAATGAGATTGATGTTAGAGATGTTGATATTTTAGAAACTGTGAAAGTTGGCGATACCCTTAGATTGGATTCTGATGATCAAAATTTAAAAGAAAAATCTAGAGTTGTCAATGAAATTATTTCATCAGATGCTGTTAGAACTAATGTTTATTCTGGTAGGGGAATTTCAGATGATGAAAATCTTCTCAGAAATGCAATTTGGTGTAAGCAAAGAAACGATTTATTCTTGTCTTCAGCATCATTTGTTGGATCTGCAAGTTCTTCTAGAGGATTCTTAGTTTCTAAGGCAAGATCTTCTTTATCACCAAGTATAAACCCTTCTGCATACTTGATAAAAGATCTTTCTGTTTCCGATAATGTATTGTTTGTCGATAACTTAAAGACTTTCTTTGATAGTTTTGATGAACTTGGTGCAATTGATGACTCCTTTAAAACCATTAAAATCTTCAATCAAGATAATTTGGTTTCGTGTGCAGCTACTGCTGTAGTATCTTCGGCAGGAACGATAACTTCTATAGAAATCAATGAAGGTGGTATTGGTTACAGTACAACACCTTCAGTTACAATTTCATCTCCAGTTGGAGTTGGAACAACTGCTACTGCTACTGCAACATTATCTGGTTCTTCAGTTTCTGGAATAAGTCTTACAAATTCTGGTTCTGGTTATACATCATCTACACCACCATCAGTCCTTGTAGAGTTCCCAGAAAGAACTTTTGAAACTATTGATAAAGTGGAGTATGAAGGAGACTTTGGTATTGTTACTGGAATTGCAACTACTTCTATTGTTGGAGTAAATACTGGAATAATCTTTGATTTGTTTATCCCAGAAAACTCATTTATTAGAGATTCTGAAATAACGGGTTCTGCATCTACTTCTATAAGTGGGATTCAGACTGGATACTACTTCACTATTAGAAATAGTAATGTTGGTTATGGATTAACTTCACTCGATGAAAATGATGAAATTATTGGAGTTGGATCTACATTCATAGATAATGTTTATAGAGTATCACAAGTTTCTATTGCACAAACTACAGTTACTGGAGTAGGAACTACATCTATTGCACAAGTAGTTGTAAGCGTATCTGATTACAATGGTCTAGTAAGTTTGGGACAAACATATTATTATGGTGATTACAGTTGGGGTAGAATTAGCAATTTGATTAGACCTGATGCAAAACAATTTGATGTTTATCAAAACGGAATTTCTGGAATTGAAACATCTCCAATTGTTCAGAGATATAAACCATTAAAGAATGATCTTTATTTCTCATAAATAAATAAAAAATCTACAAAAAATGTCGGCAATTATAACTGATCAATTAAGAATATTGAATGCTAGTAACTTTGTGTCTAAAGTTACTGATCAGACTGAAAATTCTTATTATGCTTTTATTGGATTGCCAAATGCTACTGAATATGCTTCAGATTGGGACGTTGCTCCACCAGCACCTAAAGATTCTTTCGACCAAGAGAATGATTATTGGGATAGTATGATAGGATTGTCAAAAATTCTACCAGAAGATACATCTCAGGTTGTTAAAAAGAATGAATGGGAGTCTGGAACGATTTATGACATGTATCGCCATGACATTACTTCCTCAAATATTTCTCCCCAATCTGGAGCAACAAGTCTTTATTCTTCAAATTATTATGTGATTAATGAAGATTTGAATGTTTATATTTGTCTTGATAATGGAGCATCTCCAGAAAATGATTTCAAAGGTAATCAGTCTTTAGATCAACCTACTTTTGTTGCATTAGAACCAAGAAAAGCAGGTAATAGTGGTGATGGATATGTTTGGAAATATCTTTATACAATTAAACCAAAAGATTTGGTGAAATTTGACACTGTATTTTACATGCCTACTCCCAAAAATTGGGCAACAAATACAGATACTCAAGCAGTTAGAAATCATGCCACATCTAGTGGACAATTGAAAATTGTAAAAATAAAAAATAGAGGTGTTGGAGTAAACTTCACTTCTGGAAACACTATTACTGATGTTCCAATTAAAGGTGATGGAACTGGTGCTTTTGCTACTGTTATTTTAAATAGTGACCAAAAAGTAGAAACAGTTGTTATTTCAAAAGGAGGTTCTGGTTATACTTTTGGTACTCTTGATTTGGAATCAAGAGGAGTTACTATTCAAGATACTTCACCAGTATTTGATGTAATTATTCCTCCCAAAGGTGGGCATGGTTTTGATGTTTACAATGAACTCGGAGCATCAAATGTCCTCCTCTACACTAGAATTGAAAATAGCACAGAAAATCCAGACTTTATTGTAGGGAATCAAATTTCTAGATTTGGCATTGTTGAAAATCCTCTACAGTATGGTTCGACTGAAATTTTAACTGATACTACAGTTAGTTCTTTATATGCATTAAAATTAAAGTCTTTGAATACACAATCTACAGATTTTTATAAAGAGGTAAGTATTGAAGCAGATTCATTCTTTACTCAAACATTAGATACTAATGTAACTGCAGTCGGTAGAGTCATTTCTTATGATAAGAATACTGGAGTTTTGAAGTATTGGCAAGATAGAAGACTTGTTGGATTTAATACTGATGGAAGTAGAAATTCTTCCCCTTCTTATGGATTCAATCTGGAAAGATTTACTGCTACTCCAACTTCAAATGGAAGTGTCGAAATAAACTTTGATAACGGTGTAGATTTGCAGATCAATACCAATTTCGATGGTTCAACTGAGACAATAAATAATAATACATATCAATTGGGACAATCTTTTATTAAAGGGGTTTCCAATCCAGAAGTTGAGAAGCATTCTGGAAACATAATTTATGTTGATAATAGACCTTCTATAACTAGATCATCAAACCAAAAAGAAGATATTAAAGTAATTTTGCAATTCTAAGGAAGCATGTCACAGGAAACTAATCTCAACGTCTCACCTTATTTTGACGATTTTGATCCCCAGAAAGATTACTATAAAGTATTATTCAAACCAGGGTATCCTGTCCAAGCTAGAGAATTAAACACTTTACAGTCGATTGCTCAGAATCAAACTGAGCAATTTGGTAAGCATATCTTTAAAGAAGGGTCTGTAGTAATACCTGGACAGTTAAAGTATGAAAATCCGTTATATGCTGTTCAAATTGAATCGGAATTTAATGGTATTCCAATATCTTCTTACTTCAATGATCTTAAGGGAGTAAAAATAAAAGGTTTTACTAGTGGAGTTAGTGCAGAAGTAGTACTTTTATTGACTAATTCTGATTCCGAAAGAGGTAATTATACTTTATATGTAAAATACCTTGGTAGTGGTGGTGATAATTTTGATACTAAAACTTTTTTAAGTTCTGAGACTTTAATTTTAGAATCTGATGTTTCTTTTGGTTCCAATAGTTTTCTTCAAACAGGTGAGGGTTTTGCTAACACTATTTCAGAAAATGCTGTAACTGAAGGAAGTGCTGTAAGTATTTCTGAAGGTGTCTATTTTGTTAGAGGAGTTTTTGCAAGGGTAAAATCTCAAACAATTATTTTGGATCAGTATGGAATCACTCCATCATATAAAGTTGGATTTGATGTTTTAGAAACTATTGTCAATTCTGATGAAGATGATACTTTATTTGACAATTCTAAAGGATTTTCTAACTTTGCTGCACCAGGAGCAGATAGATTCAAAATAGAACTTAAGTTATCAAAGAGAGAGATTGATGACTTAAATACCGATTCTTTTGTAGAAATACTAAGAGTAGAAAATGCTGCTCCACAGTTTTTTGATGAAGATCCTCAATATAATTTAATTAGAGATGAATTAGCAAGAAGAACTTATGATGAATCTGGAGACTATTTTGTAAAACCCTTTACGGTCAATGTTAGAGATAGTCTCAATGACAGAGTATTAAATAGAGGAATTTATTTTGAAGGTCAAACTACTTCAGAAGGAAATATTCCATCTGAAGATTCAATGGTCTATCAGATTGGTCCAGGAAAGGCATATGTTAGAGGATATGATGTTGAGACTATTTCTCCAACTTTAATAGACGTAAAAAAAGCAAGAACAACTGAAAAATCTCCACAGATTAATCTAAACTACAATTCTGGCACTTTAGCGATTTTAAATAATGGTACTGGTGCTCCATCAATAGGACTTGGAACTGATTCTGTTGTCTATCTTCAAGATGAGCGTAAGGGTTCTGATTCTAACGTAGCAGCTGGTACTACTATTGGCGTTGCAAGAGTTTATGATTTTGTTCCTGAGAGTGATTATGTAGATCAAACAAGCAGATTGCAGTTACGTCTTTTTGACATTAGAACATATACTACTGTTGGATTGACCACTTCAATTCCTGGAGGATTATCATTACCAGCATTTATTAGAGGTAAAAATAGTAATGCTACTGGATTTCTCAAAACTGCTTTGGGGCCTTCAGATACAGAAATGACTCTCTATGAAACCACAGGTAATTTCTTAGAGAATGAGCAGATAGTTATTAATGGTATTGATAATGGTAGATTAATCAATTCGGTGACTGATTACTCAGTTTCTGACATTAAATCAGTTTATGCAACAAATTCTGTTGGACTATCGACATTTAATGCAGACTTAGTTCTTTCGAAGAAATCATATATTGCAAAACCAGGAACAACTTTCAAAGTAGATAATGGTGTTGTCTCTGCTGGACTAGACACTAAGTTTACTAATATAGTAAAAGTAGGTGATATAGTTTCGTATGCTAGCACTGAATTTACTGGAGATCCTATTTACAATAGAGTAACTGATGTAGGCATTGCAGGAACAAACTTTACAATTTCTTCAATTACTGATGTATCTGGAGTTTGTAATGGTACTCTTCCTTCTGGATCTTTTGAAGTAACTAATATTCTTAAGTATCAACCAAGTCTAAAATCTCGAAACAATTCACTTTTAACAAAATTAAATCATGAGAATGTCTCTGAAATCAGTTTAAATGAGACTGAAATTATTCAGAGAAGAACTTTTAATGTTGCAAGTTTTACTGGTTCTTCTTTTAGTATTACTATAGATGCAGATGATGTCGATTTATTCTTCGAATCTTTTGATGAAGATAGATATTTAATTTCTTATGAGGATGGGACTACAGAATTGATGAGAGCAGATAAGTTCTTATTATCTCTCGATGGAAAAACTGTAACTTTCAATGGTTTATCGAAGGCGAGTGGAAGTAACGCTGAAGTCATCGCTACAGTTAAAAACATAAAACCAAGTTCAAAAAATAAAAAATTAAACAAAGTTGGTAAAATAACTATTGAAAATTCATCATCAGTTGCTTCTGGTATTGGAACAACAACTCTAAATGATGGATTATCTTATAGTAATGTATATGGAACTAGAGTACAAGATAAAGAAATTAGTTTAAATGTACCTGATGTTGTTAGGGTTTTAGCAGTTTATGAATCCAATGATACTTCTAATCCCACTCTTCCCCAATTGCAATTAACTGGATCCTCTGGAAATTCTAACTATATCGTTGGCGAGCACATAGAAGGAAAAACTTCAGGTGCTGTTGCACTGGTGACTTCTAAGGTTGGTGTAGATAAGTTAGAATACGTTTATTTAAATACCAGTCAATTTTCTTTAGGAGAAGTCATTTTTGGAAAAGATTCCAAAGAAGAATCATTACTATCTTTAAAAATACTTTCAGATAAAAACATTACTCAAAACTTTGATTTTGATAATGGACAAAGAGATACATTCTATGATTTCTCAAGAATTCTCAGGAGACAAGGTGTAGAATCTCCAAAGAAGAAACTGACAGTTGTATTCCAAAATTACACTATTGACTCTTCAGATACTGGAGAATTTATTACTGCAAATAGTTATTCGCAAGAAAACTTTAAGCACGATGTAGGTTTCTATCAAGGTTCAAGATTAACTGATTTTGTTGACATAAGACCAAGAGTTGCTCCATATACATTAACAAATAAGTCTCCATTTGAATTCGATTCGAGAAATTTTGCATCTGATGGGCAGTATTCTGAGTATATTTTAGTTCCTGATGAAAATATTCTTCTGGATTATGAGTATTATGTTGGTAGAATTGATACTATTTTCTTAAATCCCGATGGACAGTTCCAGATTCTTTCTGGAGAGCCATCGGCAAATCCACAACCAGCAGAATCTATATCTACTGGATTGAGTATTGCTACGGTATTCATTCCCCCATATGTATTCAATACAAAGAACATAAATGTGCTGATGTCGGTGCATAAAAGATATAGAATGGAAGACATCTCATTATTGGAAGATAGAATTCATAGAGTAGAAAGATTTACCACTCTTTCTATGCTTGAGTCTAAAACTGAAAACTTTATGATTAGAGACGCAGAAACTGGATTGGACAGATTTAAGTGCGGATTCTTCGTAGATAATTTTAGCAATCATGCTTATCACGATTTAATTAATCCCAATTTTAAAGCAGCAATTGACACATCATCAAATGCATTAAGACCAAGACATTATACAACTTCATTAGATCTTCAATTAGGTTCAGAAGTCATTGAGGGATTTACTAGCACATTTACACCAAATGCAGATTCTAGTTTTGTATCTGATTTAGGATCTGTAAATGTTAGAAAGACTGGTGATTTGGTTACTCTAAACTATGATTCTGTTCTTTACTTTGAACAACCATACGGAACTAAAACTGAAAGCGTTACTCCATTCTTAGTTAGGTACTGGCAAGGAAGTATTCAACTTAATCCTCCAGTTGATGTTTGGTTTGATGAAGTTGCTAGAGAAACAAATGCTACTCAAGAAGTCGTTAATCGCGTTGAGAGAGAAGATGAAAACATAACCGTTGTTAATAATGTAACTGTAGACAATGAAGTTTTCGTTGGTGCAGGTGAAGTTCAACCTGTTCCTCAAACAGGAATTGCTCCTTTTGATTGGATTCAAAATGCAAGAGACATTGTTAATAACCTTCCCTCAACACTTTCCACCAAAAGAGCGAAACTGGGTGGATTAAGTATAGTAGTTGACAATAATAAAAACTCATCTAATGTTAGAAGTTCTGGAGCAGGTGAAAGAAAGTCCGTCATTGGTACTGATATAATTCATTTAAATGTATGGAAATCTAGTGTCAAACAAGCAGATAGAGACCTAATCAATCAACTTCTTCCTCCAGATGCTGCTACTCAATTCTTAACTGCTATTGATACTAAAAATTGGAAAAGAAGAGCTGTTATAAACTTCATACCTTCAACTGGTGCTACTACTGTCACAGAAACTAACACTAGTGTAGAAACTACTACATCTACAGAAACAACTAGTGATGTATCAACTATTATAATTCCAGAAGAAATTATAACAGATACAAATACTGAAACATCAACTGAGAACTTTACTGAAGAAGTTAGATTCCTTAGAAGTAGAAACATTGAGTTTGATACTACTGGATTAAGACCAAGAACAAGATTTTATCCGTTCTTTGAGGGTATAGATGTAAGCAATTACGTTATTCCAAAATTATTAGAAATTGAGATGATTTCTGGTAGTTTTACTGTAGGAGAAACTGTAATTAGTGATCCAGTAAGAAACGTCTCTAAAGAAATTTCATTTAGATTATGCACTCCAAATCATAAGTCAGGTCCATTTGATGGAACTGGAGATGGAACTGTTTTTAAATTGAATCCTTATACTTTACAGTCATTTGAAAACTCATATACAGCATCATCTACACTTCTCAATGTAGATACAAGGTCTCTGGAATTACCAGAAGAAACTGAATATTATGGTTGGATTGAGGAAAATATGAGGTTAATTGGTAAAGATTCGGGTGCTGTAGCAGAAATTAAATCTACAAGATTAATCTCTGATAATAGTGGAAGACTTATTGGATCATTGTTTATCGTAAATCCAAATGTACCTGAAAATCCAAGATGGATTAATGGTGAAAATACTTTCACTCTTATTGATACTCCTTCTTTAAGCAATTTGAATCAAGTATTCAATGAATTTACACCAAATCAAAGAATTACTGAAAGTGGAGGTGAAGCAGAATTCACATCTGCGGGAACTATTAATATAACTCAAACAAATATTCTCACAACTAGAAACGTAACAGTTCTTAGTTCGTTCAATAGAAATACAACTACTATTACAAATACAACAACAAATACAACTACAACTACTGAAACTACTACAACCACAACTACTCCAGGAAGTGGTGGTGGTGGTCAGATTGCTGTTTGGGAAAACCACGATCCACTAGCACAGTCTTTCTATGTTAGAGATAATACTGGAATTTTCTTAACTGATGTTGAAGTATTCTTTGAAACTAAAGATGAGGAACTTCCTGTAACACTTCAAATTCGTCCAATGATTGCTGGTGTTCCTAGCAATGAAGTTGTTCCCTTCTCGGAAGTTACTCTTGATCCCGATCAAGTAGTTCTTTCTGCTGATGGTAGTGTTCCAACTAAGTTCACTTTCCCATCTCCAGTATATCTTCCTGGACCACAAAGTCTTGAAGTTCGTTCTGCACCAATTGCAAGTCAACAAAGTTCAGTATTCTCAGTAGTTCTTTTATCAGGAAGTCCTAATTATAGAGTATACATTGCAGAATTGGGACAAGATGACATCCAGACTGGGATAAAAATTTCTAAGCAACCAACATTGGGTAGTTTGTTTAAGTCTCAAAATGGTTCTACTTGGACTCCATCTCAATTGGAGGATATGAAGTACAGACTGTATAGAGCAGACTTTACTACTAATCCAGGTCTTGTCAAGTTCTTTAATCCAAAACTTGGCGTTGGAAATAAAAAAGTAACTGTAACTGGAACTAATCAATTCTTACCTCTTTCCAAGAAAATTATTGTTGGTTTAGGTTCCGATGGTTACGATGCATCTGGTCTTGTTGAAGGTGCTTCCTTAGTTCAAGGAACTGCAACTGGAAACTTAGTTGGTCTTGCTGGAAGTGTAACTACTTTATCAGTAATTAATACAGGAACTGGTTATACTAGTGGAACATTTACTGGTGTTGAATTGCAGACTGATACTGGAGATGGAACTGGTGCTATTGCTACTTTGGAAATAGATTCCTCAGGAATTGGAACGGCAACCATTACTAGTGGTGGATTAAACTACTTAGTTGGTGATGTTCTTTCTTTACCATCTAGAGAATTTGGACTTGATGTTGGATTTGGTGGAAAAGTTGGAGTTACTTCAATTTCCGCAATTAGTAATACATTAATCATTGATAACGTTCAAGGAGAATTTGAAGTTGGAATTAATTCAATTTTCTATACTAATGGGGGAGGAACAGACGTATCAACTGGAGCAACAATTTCTTCAATTATAAATGATCCTTATTACGATGGTCTTCACATGAAGATTAGTCACTTGAATCATGGAATGCATTCTTCAGAAAATTATGTGAAGATTGAAAAAGTAAGACCACTTCTTTCTGAAGTTAATAGTGCTCTTTCATCTGATATTACTAGTACAGACACTACATTGCCTTTAGATTCTGTATCTGGATTTGAAACTTTTGAAGGACAAACAGTTAGTGGAACTTATCCTGGATATGTAATTGTTGGGAATGAAGTGATGGAATATACATCTGTAAGTGGAAATACTCTTACAGTAAATCAAAGAGGAATTGATGGCACATTGGCAATTAGTTACTCTTCGGGAACAAGAGTTGCAAAGTATGAATTTAATGGAGTTTCTTTAAGAAGAATTAATAAAGTTCATAATTTTGCAGAAGTTGATCGTGTCAATCATCCCACTACACTTAATTCTTACTTTATTAAGATTGATAATTCGGATACAGATTTTGATAATAATGTGATTGGAAAGGATAGGTCTATTACATCCAAATTGTATTTTGCAGATACCGAAAGAACGGGAAGAACTGGATCTTATCTTTCTAATAACATTCAGTATGAATCAATTGTTCCAAATATTGCAAACATACTTCCTGGAAAGACATCACTTAAATCTAGAATAAGAACATTTAGTGGTACTAGTATTTCTGGCAGTGAAAAATCATTTGTTGATAATGGTTTCCAAAATCTCAATTTGAATGAAATTAATTACTTAGGAGCACCTTGTTTAATTTGTTCCCAAGAAAATGAAAGTAGATTTATTACCGAATCTCCAGGAAATCGTTCACTCTCCATCGAAGTTGATTTAAACACTACTGATTCTAGAGTGTCTCCAGTGATAGATACGGTTCAAACTAGCGTGGTCTTGACATCAAACCTCATCAACAGTCCAACTGGAGGAGTGAATGAAACTGCTAATTATAAGGACAATACTTTAGTTAGAAGTATTAATGATGATGACCATGCTTGCATTTATCTCTCAAAACCAGTTAGGTTGAAAATTCCAGCAAACTCAATTAAAGTTCTCTTGAAAGCATCACACATGAGAGATAATGACATTAGAGTTCTTTATCAACTTTATAGAGATGATGCTCCAGAATCTGCAATGAATTATGAATTGTTCCCTGGATTCTCCAACTATAGAATTGATGGTGATGGAATTAAGAGGGTAATTGATACTAGAGAAAGTGATGGAACTAATGATTCTAAAGTTATTTTTGGAGATGATCCCACTTTCAAAGATTATGAATATTCTGTGGATGATTTGCCCGAATTTAATGCTTTTGCAATTAAAATTGTAATGGCAAGTCAAAATCAAGCGTTAGTTCCTCAAGTCAAAGACTTGAGAGCAATCGCTACAATTAAACCTAAGTTGTAATTATGGATTACATTAAAGTAAAGGATAAAGACTATCTCATTAGAGAAGTTGACTCTAATGGGATAGTTAATACAGATTATGAAAACTATAAAAAGTATGTTGAGTCCTATAAACAAAAACTATCCGAAACTAAAAAAATAAAAGATCTTCAAGAAGAGGTTTCCTCAATGAAAGAAGATCTTAGTGAAATTAAATCTTTATTGAGGAGTATTGCAAATGAATCCAAATGAAATTGAATTGGATACAGTATCTAAATCTTTTGAATATGAGAAGATTTCTAGAGACATAGATAGTATAGAGGATTTAGATACTTTGAGAGATGTAGCAAAGTCTTATCTAAAATTATATTTCAAACAACAAGAAGTCGTATTTAAACTATAATGGCACAACCATCTACAAGACAAGAGTTAATAGATTACTGCCTAAGAAAACTGGGAGCACCAGTTTTAGAAATTAATGTTGCTCAAGAGCAAATTGAAGATCTTGTAGATGATGCCGTTCAATATTTCCAAGAAAGGCACTTTGATGGAGTATATCCTACCTTTTTAAAGTACCAAGTAACTCAAGATGATATTGATAGGGGAAGAGCAAAAGGTCTATCTGGTGTAGGCATTTCATCGGTTTCTGCTGTTGGGGCAGGAACTACATTTACTTATTACGAAAATAGCAATTATCTTCAAGTTCCAGATTCTGTAATTGGAGTAAATAAAATTTTTACCTATGATGGTTCAAATTCTATTTCAAGTGGAATGTTTAGTATTAAGTACCAATTATTCTTGAATGATATTTACTATTGGGGTTCTACAGAACTTTTAACTTATGCGATGACTAAGACATACTTGGAAGACATTGATTTCTTATTGAACACTCAAAAGCAAATAAGATTTAACAAGAGACAAGATAGATTATATTTAGATATTGATTGGTCAAGTGTATCAGTTGGAGATTATTTTGTAATTGATTGCTATAGAATGATGAATCCAAATGATTATTCTCAAGTATGGAATGATTCATTCCTTAAAAAGTATCTTACGTCATTAATTAAGCGTCAATGGGGTCAAAACTTAATTAAGTTCCAGGGAGTCAAACTTCCTGGTGGAGTAGAACTAAATGGAAGACAAATGTATGATGATGGTCAAAGGGAACTTGACATAATCATGGACCAAATGTCTTCTACTTATGAACTTCCACCCCTAGACATGATCGGATAAACAAATGCTAAATCCATTTTTTCTTCAGGGTTCAAGAGGAGAGCAGGGTCTTGTTCAGGATCTAATCAACGAACAGTTAAAAATTTATGGTGTAGAAGTCTACTATCTTCCTAGAAGATACGTGACTGAAAAAACTATAATGAAAGAAGTTGTTGAGTCAGAATTCAGAAATGCTTATCCAATTGAAGCTTATGTGGATAACTATGATGGATATGGTGGACAAGGAACTCTTCTCTCAAAATTTGGAATACAAGACATTGATGATTTAACTTTAATTATTTCTAAAGAGAGGTATGAAAATTATATTGGACCATTATCAAAAGATATACCAGACGCAAAACTTACTAGTAGACCAAAAGAAGGTGATTTAATTTATTTTCCACTAGGAGATAGATTATTTGAAATTAAGTATGTTGAGCATGAACAACCATTTTATCAACTTAAGAAAAACTATGTCTATGAGTTGAAGTGTGAACTTTACAGGTATCAAGACGAAGATATTGATACTGATGTGGAATTTATTGATGACAATACCGAAGATATTGGTTACATTCAGACACTGCAAATGATTGGTGCAGGTTCTACTGCAACCGCAATTACAGGTATAGTAAATGGTGGTGTTCAGTATGTAGATGTAACTAATAGAGGTAAGGACTACCTTAAAGTTCCTAGAGTGGCATTCTCAGCAGCTCCATCTGGAGGAACAACTGCTGTTGGTGTTGCAACTATGCTTGGTGGTCTTATTTCTTGCACCCCAGATGATAAGACTAAACTTATGGTTCAAGGTGTTGAACTTAGAAATGCAGGTTCTGGATACACTGTAGCACCTAAAGTGCTTTTCTTTACTGATGGGGAACCAGGATCTGGAGCGGAAGCAACTGCATACATTAATGACGGTGTAGTTGGAATTATTACCGTTACTAATGGTGGCGGTGGATACATAACAACACCAACAGTATCTTTTGTTGGTGTTGGTTCCACTTCTGCTCAAGGATATGCAGTTGTAAGTGCAGCAGGAACAATAACGGAAGTAAGAATTATTAATGCTGGTTATGGATATACTGAAACTCCGACAGTTGTAATTGCAGATCCAACTTCTCTCGGAGGTTCTGGAACTTATACTTACAATGAAATTGTTACTGGTTCGTCTAGTGGAGTTACTGGAAGGGTCAAATCTTGGAATGCTGTCACAAATATTCTTGAAGTTGCCAACATAAATGGAGACTTTACAAATGGGGAATTCTTAGTTGGAGATGAATCTGGGGCATCTTACGCACTAAGAATACTAAATACAGATAACCTAGCAGATTCTGGAGATTCTACCAATAAAGCTGGTCAGTATGAAGATAATTATCAAATTCAAACTGAAGCAGATGGTATTTTAGATTTTACAGAAAAAAATCCGTTTGGAATGCCTTAAAAAATTATTTTAACGAGAGAAAATGTTTGAGTATTTTTATCACGAGATTCTTAGAAGAACCGTAATTGGTTTTGGAACTCTGTTCAATAATATTATCATTAAGCAAAGAAATAGTTCTAACCAAATTGTATCACAAATTAAAGTTCCTCTAGCATACGGACCTACTCAAAAATTTCTTGCGAGATTAAATCAGTCTCCAGACGATTTAAATAATCCAACTCAAATTACTTTACCAAGAATGTCATTTGAGTTCACAGGTCTTAATTATGATTCTGCAAGAAAAGTAACTGCTACTCAATCATTTTTAGTTCCATTAAAAACTGACAACTCTAAAGTTGCTAAAGTTTTTATGCCTGTTCCATATAACATGGAATTTGAACTGAGCATTATGACCAAGCAAAATGATGATGCTCTGCAAATTATAGAGCAAATTCTTCCATACTTTCAACCAGCATATACTGTAACTATAGATTTGGTTGATTCTATTGGAGAAAAAAAAGATGTTCCATTTACTTTGACAAATATCAATTTTGATGATGATTATGAGGGAGATTTTAGTTCTAGAAGGGCATTAATTTACACACTTAGATTTACTGCAAAAACTTATCTGTTTGGACCAGTTCCTTCAGATTCTTCCAAAGATATTATCAAAAAAGCATCTATTGGATTTGTTGCTGGAGATTCAAATGCTTCTATCAGAGATGTTACTTATAGAACAACACCTGTTGCAACACAGAGTTACACCAATAATGTAGCAACAACACTTTCTAGTGATTTAGAAATTTCTACCGATACATTTAATGTAGTTGATGCTTCTCAACTTGTTGTAAATGAATACATTACTATTGACGGAGAGACCATGAAAGTTACTGCTGTTGATGGTACACAGATTCAAGTGGAAAGAGGTTCTTACGGAACACCAATTACACAGCATGTATTAGGAACTGATGTCAAACTCATAACATCTGCAGATAATGACCTTATAGAATTTGGAGATAATTTTGGATTTGACACTACATTCTGATTATGAAAGATCAATTTGAAAATCTGAATGAAGTTTTTAATACAAAGGATGAAGAACCAGTGGAATTAAAAAAAGTTGAAGTTGAAGCAAAAGATCTTAGTAATAAAGTCAAAGATGTTGTTGTAGACATTGATAAGGATTACAATTATACGAGGGGTAATCTTTATTCTATTATTGAGAAGGGGCAGGAAGCACTTGATGGAGTTTTAGAACTTGCACAAGAGAGTGATTCTGCCCGTGCTTATGAGGTTGCTGGACAACTTATTAAAAGTGTTGGTGATGCTACAGATAAGTTATTAGACCTTCAAAAGAAACTTAAGGATCTTGAGGAGGATAATACAAAGAAAGGACCCACAAATGTTACCAATGCTTTATTTGTGGGTTCTACTGCCGAATTATCTAAACTTCTAAAGCAGAACAAAGAAGAAGAATAAATAATAATTGTAGATAATACTTACTACCTATGCTTAGTGAAGGTAATAAAAGTGGAGATAGTTCTTTAAGAGATTGGTTTAGTAAGAGCAAGTCTTCTGATGGAACTCCTGGTTGGGTTCAATTGGGTGGTAAGTATGCAGGAAAACCCTGTGCAAAACAACCAGGACAAACCACAAAACCAAAGTGTGGATCTTCAAAGATGAAGAGAAACCTTAATAAAGACGAAGAGGAAGCAGCATTTCGCCGCAAGAACCGTCAAGATCCAAATCCAGATAGAAGAGGGAAGGCAAAGAACGTGGCAACTGAAGCAAAAGAAGAACTTCGCTATTGTCCTAAGTGTAAGAAAGCAGAAAAAAGATCTGACTGCGCTTATGGAACAAGTTATTGGGACAATAATGCTGAACCAATAACAGTAGAAGAAGGTAAGAAAGATGCCTGCTATCATAAGGTCAAGTCACGGTATAAAGTTTGGCCAAGTGCTTATGCTTCTGGCGCATTAGTAAAGTGTCGTAAGAAAGGTGCAGATAACTGGGGAAATTCTACTAAGAAAGAAGAGTTTAGTCCTGCACAAATTGCTGCATTAGAAGCAAATGGATTTGTAGAACTTGATGAAGCAGGTAAGAAGTGTTGGAAAGGTTACAGGAAAGCAGGGACTCAAAAACTCTTCGGCAAGACTTATAACCGTTGTGTAAAAGAAAGTTCATTTACTATTGATCCAAAAGCACACAACAAAGAAAAACGTGCTGCAAAGATTGGTAATCTTGCTAGAAACACTTCTAATCCCGGAGAGAAAGCAGCAGCAGAGAAAAAATCAAAAGGTCCAAAACTTTATGGCGAAAACATTACTATTGAAGATGCAAACGGAAACACTTTTGCTGAAGTGATTGATTTAATTAAAAATCCTTTGGTTTCTGAATCTTGCTGTTCTAAGTGTGGTAAAGAACCTTGTGAATGTGGAACTAAGAGGTATCGTGGTGGTAGTGCTGCAAAACCAGGACCAAATAAGAACTATGTAAAACCAATGGGTGAAGAAATTGAAGAAGCAGTAAGACTTCCAGCAAAAACTGGAAACATTGTTGCAGTTAATTTTGGGTGGAGAGGAAGATACTACAGCATTAGAATTTTCTTCCCTCATACAAAAGTTCCTAATAAAGCAGAAGTACAGAACGAAATTAGTAAAGTTTATCCAGGAGCAAAAGTTTATAACTTTATGGTTTCTGATTATGAACCAGGACAACCTTTACTTCAGGTAACTGAAGGTGCTGCCTGGACCAAAAAGTCTGGTAAGTCCGAATCAGGTGGATTGAATGAAAAAGGTCGTAAGTCTTATGAAAGAGAGAATCCTGGTTCTGATCTAAAGGCACCATCAAAGAAAGTTGGTAATCCTCGTAGAAAATCATTCTGTGCAAGAATGAAAGGTATGAAGAAGAAACTGACTTCTTCCAAAACTGCTAATGATCCAGATAGCAGAATCAATAAAAGTTTGAGGGCTTGGAATTGCTGATATGAAAAATTTTAAAGAGTTTATAAACGAATCTAAAAAAGAAACCCTTTCAGAAAGCGTAAACATTGCTGGTGATTTTACTGGCAATCTTTACATGAATGGGCAACCAGAACAAGAACAAACAAATGAAGAAAACTTTTATGCTGATGTAGTTTGGGAAGGTAAAATTTACCGTTTACAGTTTGCTACTGAGCATAAGGGTCTTCCTTCTAGAGAAGAGTTGGCAGAACACATTCAAAATGAGTATCCTGGTGGAATTGTTCATAACATCTATCCAGTAATAGAAGCAAATAAAAATTACAGAGTGAAATCTGTAGAGAGGTATCAACCAGAAGCATTGACTTGGAAAACTGAACTTTGAGGTAAATTATGGCCCAATGGAATAAAAATAAACAAGACTACCTGAATCAGGAAAGAACTCTTCATGAGGTTTATCTTCAGGCAGATCAGTATGGAAATATTATTAATGAAGGTGCTACTGGAAGAAGTTCTTTTGGAGAATATGCAACTGCAGAACTAACACCAGTAGTTCAGTTA